AGTAACTTCTTTGGTTCGATAGACTGGACGCTCTTCACCAAAGTACAACTCCAACCAATGTATCTTCACGCCCCACTTTTGTCCTATCTCATGTACAAAGTCTAATGTCTCCGGGGCTTCCTTGCCTGTGTTAGCAAAGGTAACGTATATATCTTCAGGCAATGTGCCACCATGTGCTTGGATAATATTCCACAACATGAACCCGGATGTTCTACCACCACTAAAGCTAATCAAAGCTGGCCCTTGTATCTTGTAAGGATTAGACTCCATAGATTCTCTCAACTTGTCCCATTAAATCTTCGTGTGCGTTGTGCAAAAACTTCCACTGCTCATTAAAGTTTTTATTTGTTTCTTTTGTTTTTATGAGTTGGCTTTGCAATCTTCTAATTACTTGAACTAGATCGAGTTTCTTATCAGCAACCACTGCAAGCTGATGTTTGACCATCAACTCCAAGACCTCCTCAATTGGATCTGTTATTGTCTCTAAGTTATCCATCATCCTCCCAAGGTTTCTTCATCTCGTTGTCTGCTAAGTAATACCATGCGTTCTTACCTGGCACACTGTGAGTCTTGACTCTCTCTGCTAGATACTTCTGCACATGTGATACTGCGTACCTTGCGGCTCTCTCTCCTGAAGCCATGTCGCTTTCCTTCAATGCTTGTCTTGCTAGTAGTTCTAGTTCTTGTCTTGTATAAAACTTGCGCCTATCCATACCAGCTGCTACCACCCTTGCTATCTCTACTTCGTCTGGTGAGTCTGACGCATCCACCACCCTAAAGAAGCCACGATCAAAATCAAAGTAGGCCAAGTGTTGATCTGGTTCTCTTGCGTTCCTTGCCTCGTAAAAAATATCGATGTTAGGTTTTTTACCAGACAGCTTGATACCAGAATCCATCCAACCAGCGAAGGCACTACCACCACGCGCTGACATGAATGACAGATCATCTGCTCGTTCTTTACCAGTGTGATGAGCAATGATGACAGCAACACCAAAGAGTTCTATCAGCTTATCGACACGCGATAACATCTCGTGGATCTCTGAGTTAGAGTTCTCTTCTCCACTAAAGAAGTTAATGACTGGATCGATCATGACAATGTCAGGTTTGTGATAGTCAATACTTGTGGCTATCTCATCAATGTCTTTGTCTCTCATGATGTTCTTTCTTAATCTTCCAGAAGCTATAAGGTTTGACTTACCAAGATCTAAGATCTCTCTGTCATGAATGAAAGGCTGATAGTACATGTCGATTCTTTTCTTTAAGAACTCATGAATAATCTCTGCCTGTAACCACATAACCTTTAAAGGTCTATTGAATTGTTTGCCCATAAACTCTGTGCCTGTTGTGGCCGCAGCAGCGAATGCACCCAACCAATGTGACTTACCAATCTTTGGTTTACCCAAGAGCAAGACTCTTGATTGTTCAAAGACAAATGCATCACCCCAAAACTGTTCGATGCGATCTGAGTCCATGCCATCCCAAAAAGGATCACCAAATGTTTTGAGGCCAAGTGGATCTCTTTCAGGTCTCTCTTCTTTCTTTTGTTGTTCGATAGGATCTTCTTGATCCATGATCTCTTTGAGTTCATCTGTTAGTTGTATCTGCCACTGACTTGTCTTCCACTCTGTGATACCAGCTACATCCTCTGGGTTTCTTTTCAAGTGCCCAGTGCAAATACTGTTTACAGTTTGCAATACTTCTTGCACGCTCATGGGTGGGTTGTTTGTTTGATTCCAATCCAAAGCTTTGATGATGACTTCACGCATGCCCCAACCTTCGAGGATCCATTTGCCTACCAATCTTGCAAGCGTATCGTTTCTCATGCCACTGCCAACACCATCCATTGATAGCGGTGTCTTCAAGTCTGAGTTTGATTTGCCTACATTATTAAAGTCATAGATCACATTCATGTCTTGACTTGATAGTATGGGCAAGTCATCCATGTCGCTTGGCTCAACACCGTCCACGCTTTCAAACATGTAATGGTCCGAAGGTGAGACCATGACATAGCCACCCTCTCCTCTGACATCAAGTCTGCCTGTGGTGTTTCTTATTTTTAGATCTGGATTGATGGCATAGAAATAATGATAGCCACCTCTTGGTGTTTTTTGTTTGAGTGTTGTTCTTGTGATCTGTCCTGATTCACAAAAGTCACAGGCCTCTTGCGTGTCTGCATCGAGCACCACAAAATTAATTCCTGTGACAGCTGCCCAATTACAGTTTGGAAATTGTAAGTACCATTGTTTGATTTCTTTTAAGTGTGCTTGCTTTTCAATATAGTTCGCCCACTTAACTCTTGGTGTTTTAGCCCAGCGCTTAACCAACACATCATCATCTTCATACGGATGTCTTGTTTTGAAATAATCTGGTATGACATCTGTCTTGGATCCACAAGGTATTAAATGAAAGTTGTTCTCATAAAAAGAAACCAACATTTCTTTTCTCTTGTTGCCAAGAATCTCTTCTCCTTTTTTATTTAAATGTAATTCCAAGACTAACTCTCTTCTACTGCACCATAAATACTTTCCCAATCAAGAGCATGCCCGGTCATCTTGATTAATTTCTTGGCCTGGTTTACAGAAGGTTGTCTTGTGCTGTATCTCCACGATCTAATCGTAGACACTGAAACCTTGAGTTCTTTTGCAAGACTCTCTTCGCCACGTTTTTCTATGTAATCTTTTAGTTCCATCTCTCTCCTTATAAGGTGATGCGCTTCTAAAAAAGGAGGACGTCAACCTCTTAGGGAGCAGACGAACGAAGCGCATCGAAGTCAATGATAAGGGACATGATACAAAAAGTAAAGAAGATTGTTGACAAAGTTTTGATAATCATTATGATGGTATTTGTATTTGTTATTGGAGACAAACTTATGGAAGATCAAACTAAAGAACTCGTTGGCCTGTTGAAAGCAAAGAAAGTAAATCTTGCCAAGCAAGCTGAGTTAAGAGAAGAATCAAAACAACTGGATGAAGCTATTGCTCAATGTCCTGAAGTTGTTGAGGTTACTAAATTATTATCAAACTCTGGTGGATCCAAAAGGGTGCAGCTTAACGGTTTGATACCCAAAGATTTAAGAGTGCAGTACAAGGTTACCAAGTCATGGGACCAAGACTACTTAAATGATTTATCAAAAGAACTACAAAACTTTCCATTTACTAAACAGTATGTGGAGGATTCTCGTGCAACCAAGAAACTTCAGGATGAAGATCCGAAAGCTTGGGAGTACATTGAGAAAGGTTTGACAACTAAGATTAATGAAAGGCCTTATGTCACATTCATTGATCCATTAAAAGGAGTAAGCGATGAGTAGAAAAGATGAAATTAGGGAACAGCTTTTTGATGATCTAATAAATGCAATTGAAAATGCAAAAGACTTAGATGTTCAAGAAGTAATATGGCATGGCATTTCTTTTTTTACACAAATGGCAATCGATTGTGCACCCTCAGTTACAACAGCTAGACATTTAATTAATGAAGCTTCTAAAAGCATTAAAAAGGAGACAGTATGAGTAGAACAGGGGATTTTTTAATCGGTTTAACTGAGGATGCTGAGTATGTTATTGGAGGCTGTGAAGATTTTGAACAGTTCTGTAGCAAAATGAAAAAATTAGATGATATGTATTTGCCAAGCACTTTGGTAAACATATGGGAAGAGCATGTTGGTTCTCAAGAAGATCTAAACGTTAACCATTATATAAGGAGAGCAAGGTGAGTCTATTGGATACCATTGAAACAGGCATCAAGGTGCCAGCAATAAAAATAAATGTAGCAGGAACTGATGGGATAGGTAAGACTACCTTCGCATCTAATGCACCTAGGCCTATATTTATTAAGACAGAAGAGGGTACAAACTTTTTAGATGTATCTTCTTTCAAACTATGCAAGTCATACGATGACATTGTTAAACAATTACAAACTCTTTATGAAGAGAAACATGATTACAAAACCGTGGTGTTTGATACCACTGATTGGGCTGAGAAACTTGTGCAGCAAAAAGTCTGCGACATGCATTCAGTTAAGTCTATTGAGTCATTAGGCTTCGGTAAAGGTTACACAGAATCCGCTGAGTTATATAGGCGGATACTTAAAATGTTTGATTTGCTACTGGAGAAAAAGATGAATGTTATCTTGCTTTCTCATGTAGCTATCAGAACTTTCAATGATCCTGAGCGTGAGCCCTATGATCGTTGGGAGATGAGTCTACACAAGAAGGTATCATCGATGATCCGGGAATGGGTAGACTTCAACCTGTTTGCTAACTACGAGGTATCAACTCGTACTAGTGGCCAGGGTTTTAATGAAAAGACCAGAGCAGTGTCATATGGCAAGCGAAAGTTATTTCATAAATTCACCGCAGCCTTCGATGCTAAGAGTAGAGTTGACTTGGGTAACGCCCCATTGGATCTTGACTTCAACGCATTCATGACTGCTTTCAAAGAATCTTTAAAATCTAAAATGAAGGAGAAGAAAAATGTCGGATGATTTATTTAATCTAAACTTAACTGATGTCGAAGAAGACAGCGGTTCGATTGGGCCTATGCCTGCTGGAGACTACGAGATGGTAGCAGCGTCATGGGAAAGTAAAAACAGTAAAGCCACAGGTCATAAGATGCTGAGTGTAACTTATGAAGTTGTGGGACCGAAGTATTCAGGTAGGAAAGTTTGGGAAAACTTTATGCTTGAAGGCAACGGACTAAACGTCTCTAAAGGGAAGCTTCGTAACTGGAGAAAGGCCATGGGCATGGATCCTGATATGGAAGCTTTCGGTTTGGAGGATCTTGAAAGCATGATGAGTGTCCCTTTCAATGCCAACCTTCGTATTGAAGAAGGCAGAGATAAGGGTGATGGTACGAAGTGGGAAGATAAGAATGTGATCGCTAAGTTTTTAGCTGGCGGTTCGTCTGCAACGTCTTCCCCTTCCCCAGCTCCAGCACCTAGTGGTGGTGGCTCATCAGAAGAAGATCCTTTTGATTGGGATAAGTAAATGATTTTCACCATGACATTGCAACAGGTCGACCTATTAAAAGGAGAGAGTGATGTTGTTGGTGAAATCCTCGAGCGAGTAACTAAAGCTATGAATGACCTGAACCTTGCTTTGGTTACTCCTCGCCTTTTTATTATAACTAAACCGGGAATAATATTCCCATCTTTTTTGGAGAAAAGATATGCTGATAGACAAGAGAGAGGCCAACAACCTCATTAACGTAATGGAATCTTTGTTGAATTCTTTGGACAAAACATTTGATAGTTTGCCAACTGACATCGACCAGAAAGTAAAAGATGCTAAACTAACTTTATTAAATGTGGAAAGAAAAAATGATAGACAAAGAAAATTCCCTAGATTCTTTAGATGAAAGAACCTGTGATCAAGTGATGCAAGATTTACACATGTGCATCGATGATTGGTCTAGACAAGATCTAGATACTAAAGCAGCTGTAGTTACTCTCGCAAGATTCTGTGTTGAATTATCTTTTAAATTTTCACACACGCCTTATGACGCTATGCAATTACTATCCACGGTAGTAATGGATAACCTCGAATCTTATGAACATGAAGAGTTAATGCAGCTTTTGATACAACCTCGTGATCAAAAGAAAGTCATTCATTGAAACTTAGATACTACCAACGCAACGCTATAGATGCTCTTCACTCTTGGTTTGATACCAAGCCTGAGGACCCAGCGCTTATTGCCTTACCAACAGCAGCTGGTAAGACCATTATATTTTCACACTTCATTAAAGAAGTCTTTAACAAAAACCCCAAGGCCAGGTTTCTTATCATGGCTCATAGAAAAGAGTTGGTTGCTCAAGCTGAAAGCAAACTAAAGTCTGTGTGGCCAGATGCCCCGGTGGGTGTACTCGCTGCTGGTATGAAACGCTTTCAACACAATGCACAAATTCTAGTTGCCAGTCGCGATACCTTGGCTTCGCCTAAGAGATTAGAAAAGGTTGGCAAGTTTGACTACATGATTATTGATGAGGCACACAACGTGCCACCTAGTTCTCTCACTCGCTATAAGAAGATCATTGACACCCTATCAGAACGCCAGTCCATGAAGGTCATGGGTTGTACTGCAACACCTTATCGCATGGGTCAAGGCTACATCTATGGCAATCGTAAAGATCATTTCTTTAAAGGTCTTGCCTACAGTGTATCGATACCAGAGTTAATACAAGCAGGTTACTTGTGCCGATTGTCTGCCTTTGCTGT